CATATTCCTTTTCCAGGCGTTCATGACTTTCCCGCTGATTTCCCGTTAAAGTATTACAAGAACACATTATATCAAAATCAAACAATGTCTCCTGGAACCGCAGCATATTGTCTCACTCCTAAAGGTGCTAGAAAACTATTGCATGCTTCCGAGAAATGGGGATTAGAACAATCTGATTTCCATATCAATTCTTTAAACGTTCATATGGAGTTTGTTTTTCCTTCTCCAGTAAGGTATAATAAAGTAAATCTAAATACTTCTCATGGTAATTAATGAAAGCATTTGTCATAACACTATCAAAAAACGTTGATTCGTTTTCAGCCGCTGACCGATTGATCGACAGTTCTAATCATTTTAATAATCAGTTTACGATTAGTAAATTCAAAGCAGCAGAACCTAAAGATGTCACTTCTGGGTTTTTTAATCGCGGTATCAAATGGAACTACCCATGGGATAAAGAAATCCTGGATATTCAAAGCGGCATGCGAAAGACGCCATATGAAACCAAAGACCCTAAGAAACGAATGGCGTGTTTTCTATCACATTGGATGTTGTGGAATAAATGCGCTGAAAACGAAGAACCTTTTTTGGTCTTTGAGCATGATGCTATATTCATTAGACAATTAGACCTTGCTTTCTTTGATAATTTGAGTTACAATATAGTATCTTTAAATGATCCACGAGGCGCTACCCGTAAATCGGCATTGTATCATGATATTATTCATGGCAAAAAAGTAGTGCCTGTGCCATGGATCGACGACCATAACTTACCACAAGGTTTACCTGGAAATTCTGCTTACTATATAAACCCAAAGGGCGCAAAAAAATTACTGAAACTCGTTAAAGAATACGGTGCATGGCCCAACGACGCGATTATGTGCAAACAACTTATGCCTAACATGCTTGGATGTATGGGTGTATATGCCACCGCTATACAAAAAATAAAATCGACGACGACACTATGAAATCATTTGTTATAACTATAATGGACAATCCACGTTCCGTTGCTTCGGCAGAAAGATGTATTAGATCAACCAAAGAATTTGGCACCACTATGTTTCCTGCCATAACCCCCAAAGACAAACCACACGAGTTGTTTAAAGAGGAGGGTTTGCCTATAGAGAACTTTTTCGAGAAATATTCTTACCTTGAGTCTTGCATGTCGGCGTTCTTATCTCATTATACTCTTTGGAAACTTAGCGTCTCTAAAAAACAGGAATTGCAAATATTTGAGCATGACGCTGTGGCAGTGAGTCATCTTCCCGAATTCATTAACCACAAAGGGTGTATTTCTTTGGGGCAACCCAGTTATGGCAGGTTTAAATATCCTGAAGGGCTTGGACCTGTTGATCTAGTTTCTAAGCAATACTTTCCTGGTGCGCATGCATATCGCGTAAAGCCTGGTGCTGCTCTCGCCTTGATACAACAAGCGAAGATAGATGCCGGACCAACAGATATATTTTTACACAACGATAGGTTTCCTTTCCTTGAAGAATACTACCCTTGGCCGGTTGTAGCAAAAGATAGTTTCACTACAATACAGAAAGAGGAAGGTTGCCTCGCCAAACACAATTGGCGGGGAGGAAAGAAATATGAAATCTTACGATAGATGTTTTATCACAGGTTGTGACTCTAACACCGAATGGATGCTAGAGTGGTTTATCAAAAACTATAAGAAACACAACAACACACCAATTATATTTGCAGACTTTGGTGTTAGTAAAGAAGTTAAAACATGGGTGTATCAGATAAGCGGATTTGACGATATAATCGATGTTCCAAAGCAAAGAGTAAATGGATGGTTTCTTAAACCCAAAACCTTCATGCTATCTCCTGGAAAAGAAACTTGCTGGGTTGACACAGACATAGAAATCCTTGGTGATATGAGTGGAGTATTTGATCATCTCGAAGATAATAAAATCGCAATGGTAGAAGACAAACCTTGGTCTAAAAGAAGAGGCGAGAAGTGGCACAATTCTGGTGTAGTTGCATTTAGAGGAAAACCCCCCATGCTGAAGAAATGGGTCGAGCAATGTAGTGTATCGCCCAAGGTGGGCGACCAAGAGGTTCTTCATGAGATACTAAGTATAAGTCCATTGATGAGATTGCAGCACATTACTGACCTTCCTAACAAATACAATTGGATGAGAATACAACTTCTTGATGGAATGGATAGTAGTAAAAAACTGGCAATGCATTGGACGGGGCAGAAAGGAAAAGATAAAATAAGGAAGATAATTTATAATGAATAGAGTAGTCCATGTAATTGGAAATGGCGACCAGTCAGTTCACTATATGAGCGAAAAACGTACAGGCATGAAACTTTTGTGCAATATGCCTCCATTCGCAATTCCTCGCGATGAAGTTTATGCAACCTGTATGGTAGATTTCAAGATGATGAAATCACTTAGCGAAGGACATGTCAACTTAGATATGTACCCGTGGGTATTAGGCACTCGTCCGAAAATTTGGATGGAAGACCCTAGTCAATCTTCTTTCTATTTAAAATATGCCCCCCTGATAAAAGAATTTAATCTAATTGTTCCAGATTACTGTGGCGAACCTGGAAGCCCCCAAGCAGCAACTAATTTTAATTGCGGACACATGGCGGTACACTACGCCTGCAATCGTCACAAAGCGACCGAAGTTCACATGTATGGGTTCGACACTTTGTTTGAGTTTAATATGAGATCAGTCACTGATTTGTATTTGTACAGTGACCGTACAGACACTAACAACTTTAGATTGATTAGCAATTGGCGACCCATTTGGCATAACATGTTTGCTGAATTCCCTAATACAAAATTTGTTTTTCATCATAATCATGACGACATTAAGATTCCCAAGCAGAAAAATATGGAGTTCGTTGTTTATAAAAGTAAGAAAACGATTATCCAAGAAAAGAAAAAACTTGAAAAAGAAGAAGAAATTTTAAAAAAATTAAACCGAAAGCAAAGAAGAGAATATGAATCAAAAAAGAGAAAGGGACTTGTTTGAACATAGTACAGTTGATTTGGGGTATGAAGATCTATCAGTAACACAAATTGATGGCAAGCGTTATTATGTGACGCCAGAAAACAACTATCCTTCAATTACAACTGTTCTCAGCGTTTTGTCCGAAGACTCGATCAACGCCTGGAAGAAAAGAATTGGCGAGGAAGAAGCGAATAAAATTTCTTATCGGGCGGCAACACGGGGCACCGCAGTTCATGAACTTATTGAAAAATATGTAAACAACGACCCCAATTATCTTTCTGGGTATATGCCGAACATTGTGAGTAATTTTCTTACCGTAAAGGATATATTAGACGAACGAATTGGAAAGGTATATGGTCAAGAACTTCCCCTATACAGCGACCATCTTGGGGTTGCTGGTCGTGTTGATTGCGTTGCTGAGTTTGATGGGAAAATATCAATCATCGATTACAAAACGAGCAGAAAACCCAAACTGCGAAAATATATCGAGAATTACTTCCAACAAGAAGCCGCATATGCCATCATGTGGGAAGAGAGAACCGGAGTTCCTATTACCCAACTCGTTACCATAATTGCTGTGGATAATGAACCCGCGCAGGTCTTTGTCGAGCACAGAGACAACTGGTCGGAAAAACTCCTCAACACTATCGAACTCTACAAAACGTCAAAAATGTAATGATATCAACAACTTAGCATAGGTTTCTTTTTAGCAAAAAGCGCGGTATAATAATTACATAAGCAAAAAGGAAAGAATATGTCTTACTTAATCCACCAGTTTCACCTCAGCAACGAAGCTTCAGACCACTTGAATAAGGTTGGTTGGGGCGGCGACTTCGGTGACTTTCCCGAGATCGCAATCCAACGTGATGTCAAGTTCAGCGGTTCAGAAAACTATGAACCTTGGATGGAAGAGCATTTCTCATCAGTTGCTCGTGTGACGGGTGTTGATACCCTCGAAGATGTGTTTCATGTTGGTAATGGATATGGTCCTGAAGGGTCTTGCATCCAGAAATTCACTCGAATGCATTCGGTTTCTGTGGGTGATATCATTGTCAACGAGAAGTGTGGTACTGCATGGATGTGTGATAGTGAAGGTTGGTCTAACATTGATTTTGGGAGGATATTCTAATATGGTCGGTAACGGAGTCGGATGTGTGTATAAAAAACCTGTCAAGAAAGAACCAATCGTCTATTACGAGTCTGAAATCGAAACGATCGTCGGGTCTATTCTTTGTTTTGCTATCGCTTTAGGAACAATTTTTTTAAGTCATTTTATCTAAGGATTTCGTTTATGGAAAGAAGAAAAAACAGAAATGGGTGGGTCGCCAGAACTTCTGATTTTGAAAATAATTTTATGAATACTGTGCATAGTATTGCAACATTTTCATTAGTTTTGGCAATAGTTATTATTGCGACATTGTCCTTATAAAGATTCAATATATAATTAACCACATTGTTAAAGTGAGATAAAATATGATTATTAAAGACAAAACAATTGTAATTTGTCTTCCAGGAAAAACATACTCTGGCAAATTTATTACATCAATTGTCGAATTGGTCGCTTACATTCAATCTCAAAAAGGGAGAGCTCTGATATCTCAGCATTACTCGCCTATGGTGAATTTTGCTCGATGTAAAGTCGCTGGCGCTTCCACGTTGAGGGGACGTAATCAATTACCCTTTGGTGGTATGGATTATGACTATATGCTTTGGATTGATTCAGATCAAGTTTTTGATAATAATGCTTTTCAGAAACTTGTAGATATGGACAAAGATATTGCTTCTGGGTGGTACTGTCAACCCTTTACAATGACAGATGGAAGTAGAATGACCCCCGTTGTAGAAGTAATGTCTGAATCATTCTTCCTAGAGCACGGTTCTTACCAATTCCTTTCTTCTAATCAAATTAAAGAAAAAGAAGAGCCTTTTGTGGCAGACTACATCGGTTTTGGGTGGGTCTTGATCAAGAAAGGTGTCTTTGAAAAAATGGAATATCCATGGTTCGCTCCTAAAGCAATTAAAATTTCTGATGATATCACAGAAATGTGTTCTGAAGACGTTGCTTTCTGTCGCGACGCTATTATGGCCGGAATAGATATTTGGGTTGATCCATCTTGCAAAGTCGGACACGATAAGATGTTTATTGTTTAATAACTTGCCGCACTATTCCCTGTTAGCTCAGTTGGTAGAGCAAATGACTGTTAATCATTGGGTCCGTGGTTCGAGCCCACGACAGGGAGCCAATTCGGAGGGGTGGGTGAGTGGTTAAAACCATCAGACTGTAAATCTGACGCGAGAGCTACGCTGGTTCGAATCCAGCCCCCTCCACCAACTTGTTTTAAATATTTAATTGAGGTATAATAATATTATGCGTTTAAGAGAAATGATTAAAGGCGAAGCACTTGATCAATTTGTAATTGAACACCTTAAAGAAGATCTAGATATAAATGAAGATACACGATATCCAGATACAAATTTAGTAAATGCATTACATCGTGTGATTGCATACTATAGTGTTCCTGGCGAATATGAGGATGGAAAGTATGACGACAAAAGTTAGTTTAGTAGGTATAACAACCCCTAGCGCAATTACTGGATGTAAAAATGCCGCTGAGTTGATAGCGTACGCAGCGCGTGTAAGTAATCCCGCCAATCAGAATAATACCAAAACTGCTAAAAAACTCCTTAGTTATCTGATCAAAGAGGGGCACTGGTCTCCGTTTGAGATGGTCAGTGTTACAATGGAAATTACTACGACGCGTGATATCTCTAGGCAGATTCTACGACATCGTTCGTTCTCGTTTCAAGAATTTAGTCAACGATATGCGGTTTCTGAATCGTTTGTAACAAACCGAGAGGCGCGCAAACAACATCCCACTAATCGTCAGTTAAGTCTAATAGATGATGATGCAGAACGCCAGAAAAAAGCACAAGAAGTCTTCCGCGAGATGCAAGCCGAAGTATCTAGAGTCGCCAAAGATTACTATGAAATGGCACTAAACACTGGCATTGCAAAAGAGCAAGCTCGAGCATTACTGCCCGAGGGATTGACCGAGACTACGTTGTACATGTCCGGCACTCTTCGCTCGTGGATCCACTATTGTGATCTTAGGATGGGCCATGGTACTCAGAAAGAACACATGGACGTAGCAAAGACCGCTTGGGAAATCCTTGAAACACACTTTCCAGATGTAACGGCAGCTGTTGAGGAAATTCAAAGTTGAATATCTTTTATTTGCACAAAGACCCTGTTATTTGCGCGCAAATGCATTGTGACAAACATGTTGTCAAGATGAATATTGAATACGCGCAGTTACTTTCTACAGCGCATAGAGTTATTGATGGTACTATGTGGATGGGCAAAACCGCAAATGGAAGATCTATTAAACGGTACTTTCTAAAAAATGGTGAAATGAATTCTGTTCTCTATAAAGCTTCTCATATAAACCACCCATCTGCCATTTGGGTTCGAGATTCTATAAAGAATTATCAGTGGCTATATGATATGTGGATAGCGTTGGGTGATGAATATACTTATCGCTATGGGAAAGTGCATGAATCCATTAGAAAACTGTCTGATTATCTTTTATTTCCTCCTACTGATATGTTTGATGGTCCATTCACTCAACCAATTCCTGCTATGCAACATTACCCCCAATGTATCGTAGAAAAAAACTCTATCGCTTCTTATCGTAACTACTATTGGATTGCAAAACAGGATATTGCAAAGTGGAAAAAAAGAGAAACCCCTCAATGGTGGAATGAGTTTATCACCAGAGAAAAGGATCAAACAATGGGTGTTATAGGGCAAGATTACGGATTAATACTGGAGTAAATATGACAGGCAAAGGAAGCAAACCTAGACCATTATCAGTCTCTCAATCTGAATTCGACAAACAATGGGATCTTATCTTTAGAAATAAAAATATGAAAAAATATGAACATAAAAGAAATGTACAGATCGCAGAAGAGATATCTAGGCATTGGTCGCGCGATGGCAAAAAAGAATCTGTTTTGTTGAAATCAGAAAACGGTTACTTTGTTGATCTATATGAACAATCAAAGTTTGTCAGAACCATCGACTGTTCTGGGCACTCATTGCAATGGGCAGAAGATTGTGCTGAGAACTATGTTCTTTATCAAGAAGAATATATTCCTTGAATCAAATCTTCAAACTGTTCAACTTTAGACAATCGATTAGGCCAATAAATATAATCTTTTTCAGGGTTCTTTTTTAGATTAGTTAGCAGAGGTTGGATAGCATTAAATAATTTTTCTAATCTCTCTTGTGCTGAGCTTGCTTCTGCAGACGTTGCCTGAATCGTTTGTTCTGCTTGCTGAACAGCATCTAATTCTTGTTCGTCTACGGCAGTAAAACCGAAATCAAAAATATCGGTGGTTGACATGTCAACTCCATTTGTAGTAGAATAGTTTATATATTTAGGAGACCAATTATATGAAGATAGTAATAGCAGGTTTTGGAACAGTTGGTGTTGCTGTTGAGTACGCGCTTCAAGGATATGATCCAAATCAAGTTGATGTGTATATCGATGATCCCGCAAAAGGATACAATTATTACCGCGATGTACAAATTGATCCGGTTGACGCTGTTATCGTTTGTGTAGCAACTCCTATGCGCGAAGATGGCTCTTGCAATACAGATCACGTAGAAGAAGTGTTTAATAAGTATGGTAATACAAAGTATCTGATCAAATCAGCCGTTGACCCTGTTTGGTTAGATTGGGAAGCAGGAGTACGTGCTGGTAGTTTTACATACTCACCTGAGTTCCTTGGTGGTTCTAACGTTTATCGAGATCCGTGTGAAGAGTTTCTTAATCAGACCTTTGCGATTTATGGGGGCGATGACTGTCGATTTTGGGACGAGTTGTTGGGTAAGGTATTACCTAAACTAGAAAGAGTTAAATACTGCTCGTTACAACAGGCTTCGTTCGCCAAGTACGTTGAGAATTGTTTTCTTGCTACTAAGGTTACTTTTTTTAATGAAATGTACAAGATCTTTCATGATATTGGGTTTGAGGGTTTTGATCAGATGGTCGATGCGATTACCATTGATCCCCGTATAGGACGTTCACATACTCAGGTTCCTGGACCAGACGGCAAGTTCGGGTATGGTGGTCACTGTTTGCCGAAGGATATGGCAGCATTGAGATCCATAACGAACCGCAGCCCTCTGTTAGACGTCATCGTAGATATTAATGAGGAAAACAGAAATGTCGAGCAATAAATGGGAAGAACCCTCTGGGGAGATAGAGAGGGCGAAAATTAAACGCAAGCGTAAACCTATGAGTGAAGAGCAACGCGCTGCAGCGACCGAGAGATTGCGTAAGGCAAGAGAAGCGAGGGGTCCAGCAAAGAACTTATCACTTCCCGAAAATATCCGGAATCTAGATAAAGGCCATTACTTACATCCGGATAAGGTAAAAGAATGGATTAAGATTTGGAAAGCAAAGATAAACGGGATGAAATACTGGAAAAATTCTAAAGATAAGAATCAGCGCCAAGAATATCAGATAGCAGAAACTTACATAAAAAACATGCAAAGTTATTTAACGACTGGAACTTGGTGTGACTTTTGGTATGGAGAGAATAGAGAACATAAAGTTGTTTGGAAAGTTATAGCAAATGCTTATGAGGGTAATGGTGAGATTAAAAGAACCAAAGGGCATTTTTACACCGACGTTGGTTTTTATGGAAGGGAAGAAGAAGATGAATCTTGATGGATTGATGTTGACAAAAAACAAATTCACAAAAATGGTCGAATCTACTGTATTGGAAAAACGAATTTCTTATATGGATGCTGTTGTTCATCTTTGTGAAAAAAATAATATCGAAATAGAGGAGATTAAGAAGTATATTTCTCCCGCAATAAAGGGCAAGATTGAAGTCGAAGCCCAAAACCTGAATTTCATGCCGAAGGGTAATGCCCTGACGTTTGAATGATTGCTTGTTTTTTATAAAAAAAAGAAGTAATATATATGTCTATATTATGAATAACGTGGATAAACTAAGTACCATACATTGTAAATACAAGGAAATACTATATGTCTTTTGAAAATTTAAAGCGCAATCGCGCAAGTGCTATCTCTAAACTCGTATCTGCTGCCGCTGGTGATAGCGGACCATCCGATAAAAAATCTTATGTTGACGATAGAATCTGGAAACCTACTGTTGATAAAGCAGGCAATGGTTATGCAGTTCTTCGTTTTCTTCCTGCAGCAGAGGGTAATGAACTCCCATGGGCTCGCTACTGGGATCACGGGTTCAAAGGGCCAACCGGACAATGGTACATTGAGAAGTCTTTGACTTCAATCAGTCAATCCGATCCAGTATCAGAGGCAAACTCAAGACTATGGAACTCTGGTGATGATCGCGATAAAGAAATTGCTCGCGAACGTAAGCGTCGTTTGCATTATGTTGCAAATGTTCTGGTTGAGCAAGATGCAGCAAACCCATCTAATGAAGGACAGGTAAAACTGTTTATCTTCGGTAAGAAAATCTTTGACAAGATTATGGATGTTATGCAACCACAATTTCAGGATGAAGATCCTATTAACCCATTCGACTTTTGGGAAGGTGCGTCTTTCAAACTGAAGATCCGAAACGTTGAAGGTTATCGTAACTATGATAAGTCTGAATTCAGTTCTCCCAAAGCATTATCAGAAGACGACGATAAGTTGGAAGAAATCTATGGGAAGGTTTATGACCTGAACGAGTTTACTGACCCAGCGGGATATAAGAGTTATGCTGAACTAGAAGCAAGACTGCATATAGTACTCGGTCAATCTGTTGCTTCTGATTATCCTGATCTCGCAAAAACTGAGGAACCTACTCCTATGAAGGTTAAACCAGCCCCCGAGATCGCTTCTGCTAGTTCTGATGAAAACGAAGATGATACAATGTCTTATTTCGCTAAGTTGGCGCAAGAAGACTAAAAAGTTGCTCGTCAGGCAATCGTGCGAACAAGAGCATTGCTTTTTGTTCATCAGCCGTAAACTTGACGCTGGTTGATGACCTTGGGTATCCCGCGTTGGAACACATGTAAGACGGGAGTGTATTCTCCTTAAAACCACCAGAACAATCACTAAGGCACTTTCGGGTGCCTTTTTTATTAGTATCCTAAAGGGCAACGATCGTTGCCTTTTTTATTAGTATCCTAAAGACAATCCGTCAATTGCACTTGGTGTATCCATAATCATAGATTGGTTGTTAACACTAGTGTTGGTCGTTGTGGATGGCGCGTTGACTACCACCGGAGCATTACGGACTTCGCTCTTCGTTTCTTCTCTTTGCTTTGTTTCTTTTTCTAGTGCTTCGGCAGAAATTCCTCGAATTGTTGTATCCGGAGAAGACAACCCCAACAAAGATGATGTTGAATCCGCCGACGAATCTAATAGAGCAGATCCACCCTCGGATATTGAAGATATACCACCACCGATCATTTCTTTAACTAATGTAAATACTGACTTCTCTTTTTGTTTCAAGAATGTTCTTACTTCTTCGATAGACGCCCCAGAAGCAACTAGTCTCCTTGCCTGACCAAATGCAACCGGACCAAGACCAGTAAATTCTTCTGTCATGTTGTTCAGTTCGTTAGAAGAGTCGGTCTGAGATATACTAATAGTTCCCTTGCCTTTTTCAAAATCAAAATCACCAAACGATTCTTTGAACTTCTCGCCACCACCATTCTCTGTAACCATTTCTTGCTGTAAGATCCTCGAACTCATACTTTCTGAGTATTGGTTTCCAACAGATCCAGAATCTAATGAAGCGATCGACGATGTGTTTATCTCTTGGGTCGATTCCACAACATTTTCTGATGATTCTTTTCCGCTTATCACGGCATTGCTGCCTGTTTTCCCACCGCCCATATCAACTTGATCAGGCATAAACGGATAGAAAGGACCAAACCCCACCTTACCAATAACAGGAACATCAAACTCTATTCTTGGAACGCCGATCTCTGCAAACATGTTGGTCATCATGCTCTTGATTTTTGATAGGTCGAAGAAATCGCCCGAAACAAATTCGGCGATCGCATTGGTGACATCATCTACGATATCACCAATAAAAGAGAACATTGATGTGACTGGTTCGAACATTCTTGTAAGGAATTCAGAAATAGCAGTGGGTATAGAAGTTATCCATTCTTCGAAACTATCCATTATTTCGGCAAACGATTCTTGATAACTAAAGTTGTCCAGTGCCTTCTCTACATCAGCAAACCCAAGTGCTCCGGCGACCCAAGAAACAAGGTTCTTTATTTGATCCAGCGGCCACATGATAAACATATCAAGAACTTCTTCAATGCCTCGAGTAAGACCTCTTAGAACTTTTGTGGCAAATCCATCTTCTGCGTTAGCAGTAAATCCATCAACAAACCCTTTGATAAACTCGATTGCTGCCAATGCTCCGGCAAGAACTAAAGCAACCGGAGCAAGAACCGTCATTGCTGTTGTTGCAAATGCAGTTATAGCAGGAACAATAGTTCCCGTTATAAAAGCACCCACGCTAGCTAAGGATCCACCTATTGCTGCTAAGGATGGTCCCAACACAGTACTTATTATAGCAGAAAAGGTTCCAAGACTTTTCATAACTGTAGAAAGAGTTCCTCCAAATCCAGTAATATCAGCAATGTATTTGAGAAGACCTTTTTCTCCGATCTCTTTTTCAGCGTCTTCCTTTCCTTTACCAAAATCTGCCTTGGCGGCCGCAACTATTCCTTTCTCTCTCTCTTCTTCTTTCTTTTTATTTTCATCTTGTTTGTCTTGTATCAATTCGTTTTTTGCTTGTTCAATTTGGAATTCGTTGAGTATCTGAACTTCTTGCACCAAATCTTTGGAAAAATTCTTGATGGATTCCGCGATACTTTTAATATTCTCGTCAATAGATTGGAAGATCTTAAGAGCGTCAGTCTCTTTCTCAGATTCCCTTTCCGAAATAGTTAATCTATTTTCGTTGGCAATCTTCAACGCTAGAGTGACTTCTGCTAGCTGAGTAGAAGCTGGCAGAAAATCACCACTCATTATATTGTTTTTATCTTCCGCCATTTTTCTGTTTAATCCTTTCGTTCTCTTCTTTAACGTGTTCAATCAACATCATGACATAAATTTCCCTCTCCCAAGGTAACATTTCGTTCAATTCCGTTAATGAATATTTGTGATGCTGCATTAACTGAAAATTCAACCTATAATGATTTACCAAATTGTCATGAGAGAGGCATATTAGAAAAAATTCTGCATTCCTTCTATTGTTCTTTTATTTTCAGCACCGCAATGCTCACAAGTAAACTCTAGTTCATACGTTGTCTTGGGCATTTCCTTTAAATATTCTGCCAACATAAGGAACTGAGATGATGTCATTGATTCTAAAAACTCTTTAATGCTATCCTTTGGTTCATCTCTGGTTGCAATTCGTTCTTCTTCTGTTTCAATGGCAACCATACAACTTGCTACTAAATCAAAAGCACCTTCTGAATTCCCGTTAAGCATATGAGATCCATCGGTAAGATTACTATAAGAAGGATAACCCATTTCTATTGTAATCTCATCACTAATAGCAATTTTATTTGACGCCTTGTTATCTGGTATCTTAATCTTGACTTCTTCTAAATTGATTGATACCTCGTTCTTAGTATTACATTCATTACAAATTACACCAACCTTAGTTTTTTCACCCACAGATTTTGCTCTAATCTGCGTGAACATATATTCTACGTCAAACGTTGTCAGCGCAGAGGGATTAATATCGCCCTGCACACAAGACACTATAGTGTCCAACACTGCTGCCAATGTTGCTGTCTCATCTCCTGACTCAAACGCCATCAATAAAACTTTTTCTTCTTTGACCAAATATGGCCTAAACCTCACACTTTTTTGAGTTGAGGGGATAGTCAATTCAAACTTCGGACTATCATTTAACTTAGGTAACGCCATTTCATTCTCCGTCTATAATAAAAATCATTTTGTGAATTATATATCTCCACCCGTTGTATTAGAGATTTATAGTTTTCCTCTTTTGAACGCACCAGATTGCTGCCGCCTTTCTTCTATTTGAGAATTGACATTTGTTCTCCAGTTTTTATAACTAAATTCTACTGTCAATTCTACGGCCGTGTCAGGAGAGTTGTCTGAATAGTTTACTCCTGTTATTGAGATAGGATATGCTTCTTCTAGGATACAAGTATAGATTGTTCGTTCTGGGAGATTAATTACTGAACCTTCTCTCCCTGTGGATATATCAGCAGATTGTTCAGTGTTCGAACCACGCGGCGTTATTTTCTTTTTTAATTCTTGGACGTTTTGGCTTGGCGCCAATTGTTTTACTGTTATCTGTCGAGTGAAATCGTTGTAGTATCCGATTTCGTAAGAATTGTTATCTACAATTGAATCCATCCACGTTTCAAAGTAATATCTAACGAAAGAATCATTAAGGACAGTGAATGTCATGGAAACATTTTCTTTAGCATATCCATAAGGGATAAGTTTCGTAGTTATACCAATTCTACGATCTGTGGTAAGAATTTGTCTTCCTGGCATATTAACAGAGCGACACATGGTGTCTAACCGCTTGGCTGCGTTCTCTGCACTTAGTTCAATTCTATACTGATTCGTCTTTGCAATTCCGCCAGAAGAGGATACTAAATTTTTAATTTCTTCTATATTATATGCCACTGATTATTTTCCTTGAGTCTGCGTATACTTTATTGGGGTTTCCTTTAGCCCAATCTGCCGTTGGTAAAAATACTGCAATTTCATATTCAGGAGCACTTACTTTGGCAAAATTTCCTTTAACGTGATCAGTTAAATAGTGTTTGAAGCAAGGGGCAAAATACTTTAATTTTGATGATCTTTTTAGGAACGAGTATGACAACTTAAACTTGGTTGAATCGTCATATTTCTTATTATTGGTTATATCCAACAACCCATCTAAAAATTTCGCTCTTAAAGTTTGAGGAAGATAGTGCAGGTTTAACCCATAAAAACCACCCTGTGCAGGACCAACAACAATAACTAATGGGAATTTATCATAGTAAGGAAGCTGGTCCTTTGTCTTGGGGTCATAGAAGAACATGTACATGTGTCCGGCGATTTCACTACTTGATTTCTTTAGCTCTTCTTCTTTCATCAACGCTTCGCGATTAACTCCACGAATTGCTTGTGCTTTTTTACGAAACCAATCGCGAGACTGCGCTGTCCTTGGGGTGATCCCAGACCTAAACGCTGCTAGTTCTAATGTTTTGAATAAATTGCTCATGAATACTATTTAGTCTTTTTTCTAGAATATGGTTTCAGTTTTTTTAGAGGTTTGAGTGGTTTTTTCATTATACCTTTTTCTATCAACTCGACCTCAGTCCATATCTCAAATCTCCAACCACGGTCTTTTGCATATTCGTTTGCTGCTTCCCATTTGTTCATGTTACGAACGTAGGTGAGTGCTTCGGTTAAATATTTTTTATTCCGAGTATTGACCTTCTTGGGCGGCGTAGTCTCTTTGTTTGGTTTCACTTCAATCAATGATACACTACCGTCTTTCCAAGTAATTCGGAAGTCCATATAGTAACGATGAATTTTTTTATCTACGTCATAGATATAGGGGATAACGGTTTCTTCACTCGACCAGTATCTAACATCAGACGATCCATCAAAATGCATCATGCAATATTTTTCCCACATTGACCTATATACAACTGTTGTCGGGTCTCCCGCGTATTTACTTGGGTTTTTGGGTTTATATCTTCCAGAATATGCCATTTTTCAACTATAAATAAATGTAATCACCAATATTTATAGAGTGCAATTATAATGGCTACCGCCCAACCTCAAAACTCTGATAATTCTGATGAAAAACTCATTGGATCTTACATTGCCTCAGAACCAAATTCTGAACAAAACTTAATTTTTCCAATAGAAGACGTTGCCGACTATAAAGGACGAATTGTTTTTTCTGTTGTTGACGAAATCGCTTCTAATTTTAGCGAAATACTTTCTGGTGTTTCTGGCGAACAAAATCCAACTTCTAGAGATAATGAAAAAGACGAGCGGGGTGATGCAATAAAGAAAACGCCCCAGCAACAGAAAGAAGAGGCAGAAAGAAGGTCTCAGGCATTACAGCAAGGATTGCAACCAAAAAGAAGAACATTTAAAGAACCAAAAACTAAACCAGGAAGAAGTGTTACTCTATACTTGCCGCAAGCAATTCAATTTTCTGACGCAGTTCAATATGAGAATCAAGACCTTGGGATTAGCGGTGGCGCTGCCGAAGCTGCGGTAAAGGGTGGATCTGCTTCTGGTTTTGGCGGGGGTGTTTCTTCATTAGTTGATCAGTTTACCGGACCTTCTTCTTCTGGTGTTGGCAAATTGGTAGCAACACAACTTGCTGGGATGTCTGGAGAGGGAGTTGCCGCTGGAGTTAAATCCGCTACAAGAATTACTGTGAACCCTAACACAAGGGCATTGTTCAAATCGGTCAATATGCGAACGTTTTCTTTTTCGTTTAAGATGATACCACAGTCAGCACAAGAAGCGAGAAACATATCAGAAATAATTAAACTATTTCGAACAGAACTATATCCCGAAGAACTGTTTTTGGGCGAAGAAAAAGATGGTTCTGGATCAATCCCCATCGGTTATCGATTCCCCAGCAGATTTTTAATTAAAATGTTTTATAATGAGGTTTCAGTTGCAACAAAACTTTTGCCCTGCTACCTTGAAAATTTTTCTGTCAATTATAACTCAACTTCTATGGGCATGCATAAAGATGGAAACTTTCAAGAAGTTGACATAAATATGACATTCAGAGAATCAAGAACCTTATCCAGAGCAGATATAAGCGAAGGTAAATACTAATGTCTACATATTTTAAAAATTTTCCTTTAGTGAAATATTCTTTTGGGGACCAAGAACCATTAGTATATTTTCAAAAGATATCCACGAGTGTTGATTTAATTGATGTTTTGAAAGAACAGGTTTCTCTCTATACCAAACAGACAATTTTAGACAATGAAAGACCAGACACGTTTTCATATAAATTATATGGCACTAGTGATTACTATTGGACTTTCTTTTTAATGAACGATAAATTACGAGAGTCTGGATGGCCATTGCCTTCTGAAAGAGAATATGAGGTTTTATATGAAAGGTATCCTAATTATACTATGACAACAGACTCTTTCGTTGCGACAACCTTTCCGGAAGGAACTATTGTGAAAACCAGCACTGGATATTTTGCGACGGTTGTTAGAAAAAAATTAGATTTGGGGCAAATAATCATAAAACCCAATGGGTTAAAAGAAACGTACATTAGTGAACAAAATTCATATCAAATAGTTTCGGCATCACCTTTAGAATATCCAAACAACTTTACTGGGGTAACTTCGATATCTTATAGCGATGGAAGTATAACCCAAGTTGCATCTGTTTGGTTGTCTCAAGCAGAATATAATGCTGCTCATCATTATGAAAATTCTAATGGGGAATACGTCGACGTTAATCCTTATTCTCAAGATAGATCTGGCAAAAAGTTGATTACAATTAAAGATTTTTTTCAAGCAAAAAATAACGACCTCAAAGAAATAATTGTTCTGAAACCAGAAATTGTCGATTCTGTGGCGGGAGAGTTTAAGAAGTTGCTTAGAACATGACTCAGCAGGTTTTACAACAATTTAAAATTATTAAAGCAGAAATTTCTGCTGAACGTTTGGCGCCAGTGACCGTTGACGTAAGAGCAATGATTGGAGAATTAAATTTATTTGAAAGTTTGGAGAAACCATATTTAACAGGATCACTTATTTTACTAGACGATTCATCTATTGTTGATAATCTCAATTTTAGTGGTACTGAGAAATTAACAATAGAGATTGCAGGCGTTGCTGATATCAACGAGCCGAGAATCGGCGGACCTGCTGGAAAAGAAAAAACTTTTTTGATGACAAAGATCGAAAAAACTATAAGAACTAACGACAAAACAGAAGTAAACTTGATATCCCTTGTCGAAGAACATTTTTTCTTTGACAAATTGATCAAAATCAGCAAATCATATACTGCATACCTTGAAGGTATTATGACTGAGATATTTGTTGGTTCGTTGAATAAAAATGTGGATCAGTCTTATTTGACAAAATCATCGCAGGGTGTTAGGAAAATAAATATTCCCTATATGCACCCACTCCAAGCAATTGATTGGATACGTGATCGTGCAACCACTGAACTTGGAGGTCCGTTTTTCACATACTCTTCGATTTTCGACAACAATATAAGGATTGCATCTCTTGACGGGTTGTTAGAAAAACAACCTTTCAATAGTAGATCACCGTTTATATATTCATCAGCAATGGCTCAAAAATCAGAAGATCTTACCGAAGCACAAAGGAGTTTTTTGATTGAGGCATTTAAGTCAGGTGGATCTGAAGATTCTTTGAAAATGGTATCTAAAGGTGCCTTGGGGTCTCTTTATACTAATACTGATATCGGAACAGGATTGACATCAAGAGATAGATTTAGTATACGCGACATAATGTCTGAGATGAAATCTCGAGATTTAATATCGTCCGATGCATCTCAATCTGTCTTCGATGAAAACCAATTTTTTATCAACAAATACGTAGATCAATATGATTCGAAAATATATCATCAAATAACTTCTTTAGGAACATATGATAAATTTCAGGGATATCATGACGTTACCGATTCGCGCGAACACACATTGAAATTAAAAAACATCTCAATTCGTAATGCATTATATAGAAACATGTTGAATGTTGTGGTTCCAGGCGTGGGTTTTATGTATTCTAAGATTAGCGTTGGCGATATTATGCGTTGTCAATTTGCATCTTCAGTAGACGACACAAAGATTCGGGATACAGAAACTTTGACAGATAAACAAAAATCTGGTGATTATCTGATCTATGCAGCCCGACACATGTTCAGAGGAACCAAACATTCTGTTTCTGTAAACATTACTAAATTATCAAAAGAATTTTTTTCGAGCAGTGAATGATGAAGACAATTAATAACGAATATTACGGAGATGAAACCCGATGGTTCATCGGGATCGTCGTCAATTCATCTCCTCCTCCTGGACTAGAGGGAAGAATAAAAATAAGGATACATGGGGTACATGATCCATATAGCGGTAATGTACCCGAATCAGATTTGCCGTGGGCGACTGTTGCGATTCCTTTGACCGAGGGTGGTAGTTCGGGCATTGGGAAGATTCCGCAGGTTCTCCCAGGAGCATTCGTTTATGGAGTATTCATGGACGGTAAATCTTCACAAATACCTTTGGTTTTGGGGTCTATGACAAAATTAGAATTCCCCACAGACGTCCAGGTAAAATCCTCAAAAGATAAAGCATTGAGTCAGTTTAAAGCAAACTACGACCCCGAAAGAAAACTCAACACTGTTACAGAAGGAATTGAAGACGACGAATTACCTAAAGTCAATATTGCAAAAAGAAGAAGTCAATCGATGATGTTCTTTATTGATAATAATTATACGCCAAGGCAAGCAGCAGGAATAACAGGATGTATTGAGGCGATTTCTCAATTTGTTACACACGATCCTGAAGATTTAAATTCGAAATATTTCGGAATAGGTAAATGGATTCGTGGAGGAAGTAGGTTTAATGCATTATTTCAATTTGCTGGGCAATTTTCTCAGAAACAATTAAACACTAGATTTTCGGTTCAATTACAATTCGTATTGTATGAATTGAGAACATCATTTTCTTCAGCAAATTCTAAATTATTAAAGACCGAAGTCATTGACGGAGATGGAGGTTCTGTAGATGTGATAAGTAGATATTATATGAAAGATCGCACAATTGCTGGCGGTAATGTTACCAAATCTACGATAACGACCGAAAGAGGAAAAAACCTCGCGATCGAATTGGCCACAATCGCATATGAACAGGCAACGAGCAGATAATGGCAATATCAAAAGACAAATTAAAAGAAACAGTTAAGCTACCCCAGAACGTAATTAAAACTTATGGGGATGTTGACACTGCCGCAGAACAAACCAAAGAAGTATTCACTGACGTAAAACAGACAGCAGTGGGAGCAAAGACAAGTGACACGGTTGGCGGAATTAAATCTCTTAGTTCTAAAACAGATGTTCTTGGTGCAATCAATTTAGATCCAACCGAAGGATTAGTAACTTCGGGCGCTGCCCCTGGAATGATAAATAATGCATTAAACACTAACACTAGTGCGCTCACGACAAGACCAGGAGTTTCAGTTACTATTCAATACACAGACAGCGGTTCTGTAGATTCAATATCAAAAACTACTGGACCTGCCACTGATATCTCTACTATAATTTCTAAGATGACGGGTCTTGGTGCAGCGCCAGGATTTTTGCAGAATATGATTTCTGCCTCTAACGCAAAAGGTGTTGCAAAATCTTTAGGATCGTTACCTGGAAAGATCGGAGCGTTCTCTAATCCTAGTTCCGTCAATGCTGTTTCCTTTAGAACGCAAGCAGTTGTTGATCAAATGGTTTCTACCGCAATTACTGATGGTTCGACTGCTTCGGATTCAGCTCTCGATTCTGTTTCCGCCGAGGGTGCAAATGCTATAGCAGACGTTGCTAGTATGATGAACAATGGCGGAACAGTTTCTAACTTATCAAAAACGTTGAACCTTGTTTCCGGAGCGACTAATCCAAAAGATCTATTTAAATCGGTGAGAGATTATTCGAACACTCGAGCTGGTGTTGTCAATAAAACAAATCAATTTCAAAGTGATATTTCTCGCGTTTTTCCTAAGTCGGATTTGGGGTTTGCACAAGATTTGGTTCAAAAAGTTGACCCGAAAAGTCTTGCAAATACATTTAGAAATTCTGGCATTGATATTTCTCCAAGTGATCAAAACCGAATTGCCGAATTAGCACAAGGAACTCCAAATCAAAGAGTTGAAGCAACAAAGATTTTAAGAGAAAGCACCGGCAAATCGACAAAAGAAATTGAGAAGTTTTTGTTAGATTTGGATACTACAGTAGCGGGATCAGTAATTGTTGACACCAGCAACAGCGTTTTTGCAGACCCATTCAGAGTGGGTCAAGATAATTCTAAGTGGAATAATGGAGTTGGTGCGAAAGAATTTGTTTTTTCATTTGTATCCTCCTTCGAAGAATTAGAAGCTGAATTTAAAAACATAAACAGAGAAATCACAGAAATGGTTTTTCATTGGAGCGATACATACACAAACTCTAACATCGGTTCTGAAGAAATCAATGAAAATTTTATTAAATTGGGTTATAGAGGCATTGGTTATCATTATGTTATTAGAAGAGATGGTTCGGTGCAGCGTGGAAGACCGCCTGGAGTTGAAGGCGAACACGCCCAAATAAATGGACATAATTCTAGAAGCATTGGCGTTGTATTTGTTGGCGGGTTAAATTGTGCTTCTGGAACCCCAAATCCAATAGAATATAGGTCATCGTCATCTTTAACAAGAAGTCAAATGTCTTCTTTCCAAGAAATCTGCAGAGCTTTCTACCTAGCGTATCCAGGAGGACAGATACTAGGACATAACGATTTAGACATCAATGAAGAAGACCCTGGATTTGACGTTAGAGATTATGTTGATGATGTGTTTGGAAAGAAAAGTTTATTCTCAAATACATACAGTCAGTCTCCTTTTACTTCTTCTGAAATTAATAATACGAGAATTACATAATGACCAACAATAGAGACAATTTCAGTTCAAGATCGTTAGACTTGGGTGAAGGTAGAGAAAATTCTATTGGAATACCGAGAGACGGATTTTCCGACGCTAACGGTGAATACCCAGATAGAGAATATTATTTCGGTTCTTCTATTAATAAATCTGCTCGAGGGGAAAGAATTGAAGAATTGTTTTCTGGCGGCGGGGACTATGGAATTTCAATCGAGTTCTCTGATCAAAAACCTTCTCTATATCCACACAACCAAGTGCAAGAAACCCCAGCAGGTCATGCCATACATGTTGATGATACTCCAGGCGGAGAGCGTATACTAATAAAACATCGAACTGGCGCTGGAGTTGAGTTACGCGCTGACGGAAGCGTATTGTTCTCGTCTGT